GCAGGCTAGCGAGAGCTAGGGGTATAAAGTTCCGCCGAGCGGTGGTATATTGTAATTATGGGAAATGAGAAGAAAGTATCGGAAATTAAGTTTTATGATGAATATGCAGAGGTGGTTGATTACCCTGATATTGCTGAATTAAGGGAGACGACGGCTTCTAGTTTATCAAAGCACATAAAATTAGCGACAAGGAAGTATTGCCTTTACAAATTGGTTAGTCTTGGTGAGGATCGGAATATTATTTATGACATTAATGCTAAGGAATTACATCAAGTGTTTGGTGTTGGTTATCATTCTTTGAGTTTAGAGCCTGAATATTTAAAGTTTATTGAGTGGATGATAGAAAACGCTCCAATAATTGGAGTTGAGGATAAGTGTTATCGAACAAAGATGGGTTATCTACTGCCCTTGTCTCATAAGATTAAACATTTAAGTCCTGAGATGAAGGCGATTATTGCTTATATTCAGGGCGAGGATGATAATAATTTTGTTATATGCACGGATGAGGTTTTATATTGTGCTGGATATGAGGGATTTTGGTTTAGTTTGTGGATGAAGTTTAAAAAGCGTACTGGGTTTTATAGTAAGTTTATTGATGATTTGTTTAGGAATAAGCGTTTAGATATAGCTTGTGGGGTTGTTGAGTCAAGAAGATGAGCGAATCTAAGGATTTTTTCAAGAAAAAAGATTTCAGCATTCAGGCTGAGAGGTTGGAGTTATATGAAGGTTTAAAGCGTTTAGAGGATGCTGCTGAGGAATTAGACCCAGTAAATGCTGCTAAGGTTTTGTTAGATGCTAAGGGTTCAAGGATAAAGTTATTGAATGATATGCAGAATTCGATTTATGCAGAGGAAAAGATTGAGATTGCTATAGAGGCTACTCGTAAGCAGGCAGATAATAGCAATGTTAAGTTTTTCATTCCGACGTTTAGAGAGATTAAGGATGAGCATGGCAGGATACGTTTAGTTCCGACTAAGGCGAATACTGAGGAGATGAAGTTAATTGAGTGATGAACTTTCTAAAGTTAGTAATTGGCGTGAGATTGCAGAAGATAAGAATCACCCTTTGCATTATCAGAATGTTTATGATGCGAGCGAGTATGTAGCTCCTGTTGAGACGTTTGATAGCAAGGTAACTGCTGAGGAATGCAATGAGATTTTAGGTAATCTTTGGGGGAAGTTTGAGCCAACGTTTTATCAGTTTGAGTGGTTTAAGTTTTTTAATCAGCGTGATGATAAAGGGCGGTTAAAGAGGCATTTAGATGGGATTGCTATAGTTCATAGGCGTGCGGGGAAGAGTACGGCTATCCCATTATGTATTGCGTTGCCTCGAATGTTAGAGGATAGGGGTTTATATATTCATGCTTTCCCGAGTTTAACGCAAGCAAGGGCGGCGATATGGAATGGTTTAGGTAGGGTTACACGTGATCCTGATGAGCAAGCGATACCTTACTTGGAGTTATTCCCTAAAAAGCTTTGGAAGCGTAAAGATAACCATGCGATGACTTTAGAGTTAGTTAATGGTTCAGTTTATCGTTTAGTTGGGGTAGTTGGTGCAGATGGAACGGCTAACCATTTAAGGGGTTTAAATCCGATTGGGGTTATATGCGATGAGTACCCTGAATGGCGAAGTGGGGTTTTTGAAGAGATTTTTTCTCCAATTCTTGCACAGAATGGAGGGTTTAGTTTTAAGGTTGGCACTCCTAAGGGTGAAAATCATGCACACAGGGATTATATGTATAACCTTGAGCATGAATCGGATAAGAAGCGTGCTTGGTTATATGGGATTGAGGATACTTACTACAACGATGGCGACCCAGTAATTACTAAAGAGTATGTTGATGAATTAATCGCTAAAGGCATGGACCCTGAAATTGCGATGCAAGAATTTTATTGTTCTTTCAAGGCAAGTGCTAGCGGTTCTTACTTTAAACATCAAATGCACGCTATAGATGAAGAGGGCAGGATAACGCATGTACCGCATAATTCAAATTTGCAGACTTTTGCAAGTTTAGATTTAGCGGAGGGGGAAGATTTGATGACTGCTGTAATACATCAACATCCTGATAAGAACACGATACATATTGTTGATAATTTTGTTTCTAAAGATATGGCAAGTGGGCAGTTTACGGACATGATACGCAATAAATATACAATTGATGTATGGTTTTTGCCGTGGGATGCAACAAAACGCCAAGATAAAATGGATAAATTGCAATCAAGGGCGGAAACGTTAAGGAAACAAAAGGGCTTAAAGATTGTTATTATCCCGAAAACAAATGATTTAGCGGGGAATATTGAATGGGTACAAGAAGTTTTAGCTTATTGTTTTTTTGATAAGGAAAGATGCCGCAGATTAATTAATGATTTGCGGAATTATAAGCGAAAGAAAAATGCAGAGGGAGTTTTTACTAAAGTTCCAGTGCATGATAAGCATTCGCATAATGCAGATGCGGTTCGCTGTATGGCAAGTGCTTATAAAACAGATGTAATTCCTGTTCATTCTTTACAGAGGCATAAAAAAATGATTGAGTTACCAAGCTTTGCAAAGTATAAACGTGGTGTAAAATAAGAGCATGGTGTCAGGTGGCGTTCCAAAAGAATTAAGCGAAGAAGAAACGGCAGCTTATGCCTTGCGTAAAGCTAATAAGCAGGCTTTAAAGCAGCTTTCTTTATTGGCAGAAAGAAAAACGATAAGCGATTTTGATACAAATATTCCATTAACGCCGCTTGAACAAGCGAAGCAAGATGAAATTAATAAATTTGGTGGGGGGTTAATCCTGCCTAAGGGTAAAAAGAATGAACGAAAAATTATTTAAAGCTTTTAGCAATTGTGCCGCAGATCGCTCTAATTATGATAACGAATGGCGGGCAATATCTGAACATTTAAGCCCTGAATCAAGGGGTTTTAATACAAGTTCTTCTGACGGATTTGTAGATCAAACAAAAATTCAAGACTCGACCCCAGAAAGGGCAGCCGAAGATTTAAGCAGTGCTTTAGTATCCATGCTTGCAACGGAAAGCAAAAAATGGGGAAGCTTAAACATTGAAGGATTTAGTGAAGAAGAAGATTTTGAATTAAGTAAAAACTTGCAGATTGGTACTAATTTAGTTTTGCAGCATTTAAGCCGCAGCAAAGCAAATTTTTATACAACATTTGGAGATATTGCTGATGATTTAGTTTTGTATGGTCAAGGCTATGGCTATATGCACTCAACGATTGAAGGCAAATCTAGCTATGTTCGCTTTTGCCGTTTGCCGCCTCAAGATTGTTATATTAAAAGAAATAGCTATGGGGATGTATTTTATTTTTTTAGAAAATATAAGTTGGATTTAGATGTCTTGTTAGCTGAGTTTGATAATTTAGAGAAAGCAGAATGCACGGATTACGATAAAAAGCAGCTTAAGGAAAGCGGAAAGAAAAACGTAGATATATTGCATTCAATAATGAAAACCGAATACGCTAAATCTTTAGGGTGCAAGATAACTACTACTAATCCTTATGTGTCTTGTTATTTTATTTATGATACGAAAATCAAGATATGGGAAGATGGTTATTCTCAATTTCCTATAGTCGCTCCATCTTGGAAGCGTAAAGCAGGTTCTTCTTATGGGCGTGGTCCAGGGCATAAAGCTTTGCCTGATATTAAAGTTTTAAATAGCATGATCGAATCAAATTTAGGTGCAGCCGAGGCGATGGTTACGCCGCCAATGGCAGTACCTTATGATTTATTGGTCGATACTGGAAAGGCTTTAGATTTAAGCCCTAAAGCGATGACTTATTTATCAATGCAAGAGGCTTCTTTAGCAACAGGGATTATCAAGCCTGAGCCTTTAGTTACAGTGACGAATTTACCAGTTAGCTTAGAGATGGAAGATCGCAGGCGTAACGGGATTGCACAAAGTTTCTTTTCTGATTTGTTAGTCGATTTTAAGAATGCTGAAATGTCCGCAACTGAAACAAGCATGCGTGAAAATTCAAGAGTGAGAAAATTAACAAATTATATATTACGCATTCAGGATGACTTTTTAGCTCCTGCGTTTTTATTTGTTTTCAATCAGCTTAAAGAATGGAAGATGTTAGATTTTCCTGATGATATGGAATTAAAGGTTGATTTTACAAGTGCTTTATATGAAGCTTCAAATGCTCAATCAATTACTTTACTTGAAAGAGCATTAATAACTTTAGCGAATACTAAATCTATAGACCCATCTGTATTAGAAGCGATTAAAGAAGAGAAGTTTATACAATATGTATTTAAGAAAATTGGTGCTGATTTAAGCGTGTTAAAATCACCAGCAGAATTAGAAGAAGCGAAGGCGAAGAGAGAGGAATCGGCTCAAGTAGCGAATATGCAAGGTGCAGCAGGAGCAGCAAAAGATTTAAGCCAAGCAGTAGCTTTACAACAAGGGGTAATATGATAAAGACGATAAGCCGTTATGTGGCTACATTATTTAAAAGCAAAGATGATTATAAGAAAAGGGTTAAGCAGGCTTATGAAAGTATTTCAGCCGAAACATGGGATTTAATTATTTCAGATTTAATGCTTTACGCTGAATTTAATAAGCCTTGTTGGGATGAAAAATTTACCCCTTTTATCGAAGGAAAAAGAGCAGTAGTATTAAGGCTTTTAGCGAACAAGGAATTAACAGAAAAAGATTTTTTAGCAAATTTAGGAGAATATTAATATGAACGAAGAAGCACCAGCATTTAATTTTAGCGAGTTTAAAACTCAATATTTAGGGAATATTCAAGACCCTACTGAAAGGGAAACATTTCAAAAGAATTTAGAGCCGATAAAGGATGTTCAAAGTTTAGTTACAAGTTACGTTCATGCACAAAAAGCAGTAGGCTCTAAAGTAAATTTACCTAACGAAAAATCAGCTCCAGAAGAATGGGATAAATTATTTAACCGTTTAGGCAGACCTGAAAATGCAGATGGCTATGAGATTGAAACACCTGATTATAAGTTTGACGATAATGTTTTAAAAGAAATTAAGAAGGCAGCTCACGAGGCAGGCTTAACTAAGACTCAAGCAAATAAGGTTATCGGCTCTATCGCTAAGATGTCTAGGGAAGCAATGGAAGTTTTAGAATCTTCTAAAGCAGCACAATTAGAAGCAGTTAAAACGGAACGCAGTAAATGGGAAGATTTATCGACGACTGAAACAAAAGTTGATTTATTTTTAAAGCAAAATACTAAAAATGTAGAAGATTACGAAAAGCTTAAGAGCTTAATTGATACTGATAATAATTTGTTTAAATTTATGAAGGATGTAGCTTTAACGAATACGCCTAAAGATATCGGGCAAACTCAAGCGAATTTATCAGCTAAAGAAACACCTGAACAGGTAGCAGGAAGAATATTAAGCGACAAGAGTAATTTTAATGATTACTATACTAATGCTGGTCGTAATATGCCTGAAAGCGTAAGAAGGGAATTGCAAGAAGCGATTAATAAATCAAACCCTAAAGAGATCGGGAAGTATATAAGAAACTAAAGAAATTTTGAATCTTTATTAAAAATAGTGTAATATATAATTAATTCTCAATGAATCCGCTAGCGGGTAGTTCATTGTTTAAGAATCCGTGTTACGGGTAGTTCTTGTTAGAAGAAATTAGTTATACGTTACTCTTTTGAGTAACACAAATTTAATAGAGGTAAATAATGGTTTATTCAGTTGATCAGAACTGGATTAATACATACGAGGCAAATTTACATATTTTGTCTCAGCAAATGGACTCAGTATTTGAGGGCATTGTTAAAAAAGGTGATATTAATTCAGAATTTAAATTTTTCCCACGTATCGGCTCGATTTCGATGTCCGCAAACACTACACCAAATCAAACAACTTCATATTCTGACGTTGCACATACGATGCGTTCTGTTGATTTTACGCAATATGATGTAGCTCTTTATGTTGATAGAAAGCTTGATGTTTCTAGAATGCTAACTGACCCGACAAGCTCTTATGTCAAGTTAGGTGTTGCAGCTTGGAAGCGTAAGATTGATGAGGTTTGTATTGCAGCAGCTTTAGGTATTGCTAAAGATGGTAAAACTAGAGGTACTGATACAGCATTCCCTACAGCTACTAGAACAATTGATGTTAATTACATTGATGGTAACCCAGTAGGTGCAGGCAATGGTACTGGTACTTGGACTAACAGAGCTCAATCTGGTTTTACTTTAGCTAAAATCTTAAAGGGAAGAGAATTAACTTTAGCTTCTTTCGGTTTAGAGGCAGGCGATAGACTTAATTGTGTTGTCGGTACAGCGGAAGAAACTGAGTTAATGGGTATTCCTGAATATAAGAATAGAGACTTTAGCGATCAAAGACCTTTTGATAAACAAATGATTTATCAGCCGTACATTGGCACATGGTTAGGTATTGACTTCTACAGATCAGTTCTTTTAACGGATACTGACCCAGCGGGTGCAAGTAACCACTATAGATCATGTTTAATGTTTCCTACAAGTGGACTAGGTGCTTACATTGGTAACAATTTAGAAGTTGATATTCGTCCAAACCCTGAAAGAAGAATGGTTCCGACTATTTATATTTCTGGTGGTATCGGTGCGGTCCGTATTGAAGAAGTTAAAATGGTTGAAATTAGAACTTCTAGCGGTCTTGTTGATGCTTCTTAATGTATAATTAAGTAATTCTTTCATCATAAACCTTAAACCCTTGGCATAAACCCCGAGGGTTTTTTTTATTACCCATAACTCTATAGCTGACTATAGGGTTTAATAAGTCTATAGTCCACTATAGAGTTTAAGGGTATAATGTAAATATGCTAGTAAACAGGCTTAATGTATTTAATTTGGCTTTAATGCAATTAGGTAAAGACCCCGTAGTTGATGTTAATACTCATACTGTTGAGTTAGCGAAGTTAAGAGCAGTTGAGCAAATGGCTTTAGAATCTTTACTTCAATCGCATAGATGGGATTTTGCAATTCAAAAGCAGGAATTAACTTTTATTCAAGATTTATTAAATGAGGAATTTATTAAGCTTTATTCAATCCCCAATGATTGTATAGAGATATGGAGAGTTTACGACGTTGAAGGCGAGGATTTAGATTACTCAAAAGATAGCCGAGGATTAGCGACAAGTTCAGATAGGGTTTTTATTGAGTATACTTTTTTGCAGACAGATTACGGGAAATATGATGCAACGTTTTGCGAAGCTTTAGCAATGCGAATAGCAGCTTTAGCAGCTCCATCTGTTCAACATTCAGATTCTAAGACTGATTATATTTCAAGCACGGGGCAAAAGAAGCAGGCGGTAGCAGCAAGTAAAGCCATTGGGAGAAGTCAAAGGAACTGGGAGCAAAACACTACTTGGTTAAGAAACAGGAATAATTATTAATGCCTCGAATTTCAATCAATCAAACTAATTTCACTCAAGGTCAAATTTCTAAACACTTTGCGGGGCGTTATGATTCTAAAGAATACTTAGAGGGAGCTTTAGAATTAACTAATGTAATAGTTAGACCCGAAGGCGGAGCGGTCAGAAGACCAGGAACAAAGCTAGTGCAGAATTATGATGATTATTCTAGGTCAATAGGATTTCAGATTACGGCAGGCACGGCAGCTAAATTAATATTTGAGCCTGACGGTAATATACAGATTATTGACCCTAGCGGAAGCCAATTTTTTTCAAGTGGCATTACTGGTGCAGCAACGCATGAATTTGATTATGCAAAGGTTAGAAGTTCTTTGATTATTGTTCATCGTTCTTTTGCTCCAAAAGAATTAAAACGTGCAAGTAATGGCACGTGGAGTATTAACGATTGGGTTTTTAAAGATGGACCATGGGAAGAATTAAATTTAAATTCTCAATACAAGTTTAGACCAGAGGCGGATAATGCTAGCAACTGGGACCCAGTACCATCTAGTGGAGGCGGATTTATTGGTACGGGGGGTTTAAAAATCGTAAATAAAAACGATAATCCTGTAAATTGGATTGGTACATCGGGAGCCTTATTTGATGCTTTTAGTGCAGGAAGAAAAATTAGATTTAGGCAAGTAGATAATCCTAATAACCCGACCGAAGAAAAATGGGCGGTATTTACAATTAATTCTAAAAATACAACAGACGTAAATGTTACGGTAGACCCCGAATATCCTTTTTTACTTGCGGGAGTTAATCATCATTCTAAAAATTGGCGGTTAAGTGCATGGTATCCAAACAATTACCCTGACAGGGTAGCACTTCATCAAGATAGATTATGGTTTTTCCGTGATGGTTGGTCATGGGCGACAATGGGAAGTAATTTAGATACCTTTAGCCCTTCTATACCAAGTTTAAATGACGACACTTATCAAGTTACTAATGATTCAGGTATTGCAGTTGAAGGCATTAATCCGACTACTACTACAACTCAATGGGCGGTAAGCTATCAAGCCTTGCACGTTGGGTTAGATGGAGGCGGGCAAATTATACAAGGACAAAGCACTTATAGCGGGATAACTCCAAGCACTGTAAGTATTGCAAGGCAGCACGGTTTGCCTTGTTCTAATGTAAAACCTGTATTAGCTAACTATTTATATTTTGTGGATAGCTCAAGGCAAAAGCTTTACAGACTTGAATATCAATATTTGTATAATGCTTTTTTGCCTAAAGAAATTACGGAGAGCGATAGAGATATTCTATTTCCAGGTGTAAGGGATATGACTTTTGTAGCTTTCCCGTGGAAAATGATTTGGGCGACACTGGAAGATGGCACTATTGCAGTTTGCACGATAGATGATGAGGAAAAGGTCTTTGCGTGGTCAAAAATTGTTTTAGCGAATAATTATAAAGCTCGTTATATTTTCACAGTAAATGAAGATTACGATTTCCCTTCTAAGCCGACAATTTATGTTTTGACAGAGGAAAGTTTACTTTTAAGTTTTGGGGATATTACAGTTAGAAAAGGCATAAGTACAAGCCGTTTGACTAATACGGACAGTCCGCCTTATTATGCGACTACTGCTTATAAGCCAAGAGAATACGTTGTAGATTTAGCTTTAGATGCAAATGCTGGCTCTCCTTATGATCTTTCGGGCTTGCCATCTACTTACTGTTTAGTCGATAAAACAACTTATGCAAACTATTTAACTAAATCTGAAACTATTACACCAGCAAATGATTACCAAGTAGGGGCGAGCTTTTATGCTTCTATGAGGTTGAAACCAGTAGATTATATTCAATCTCAAACCTCAAATAAAAAAGATTTAAAATCATTTCAAAGAATATTTTTTAATTTAGTAGATTCAGGCGAATTTCAAATAGCAGAAGAAAATACTATTCTTGAGGGGGCTTTAGTATGGAAAGATGTTAAGTTTTGGGATGCAAACAGTAATATAACTACTCCACCAGCTTTATTTACGGGAGAAAAAGAAATAGATTATGGTTCAACTCAAACTTTTAAGCCTACTCTATTAATCAAGCAAACAAAAAATGTACCATTCCAAGTAAACTCAGTAAGCTATGACATTAATATTAACGAGATCAAGTGATAAATTAAATCAAATAGATGATCCTTATGTTCAAGATAGATTAAGGGAGCGAGGCGTTGAAACTTTAGCTTTAGAAGATGGGGATAAACTGCTTGCGATTGCTACTATTTATTCCGATTTTACTTGTGATTTTATTTTATTGGAAGAATTATCAAGCTTAGGTAAACTTAAATTTCTTAAGGAAATTAAAAAAAGCCTGAAATTTACAGAGGAAAGTATCTTTGCTTTTTGTAAAAAAGAAGGAATTAAGGAAAATCGTTTATTAAAGTGGCTTGGTTTTAGACCCGCAGGGGAAATTCACGAGTATAATGGTTATATATGGTAGACCCAGTAACAGCAGCAATGGCGGCGAAAGCAACAGTAGATTTTGCCAAAGGCATGTTTGGTGCTATTGCCGCAAAAAAAAGAGCTGCTTATGTTGGTAAGCAATTAGATGAACAATCTAAAATGCTTTCAATCCAATGGAACAGAAAGATAACTGAATCAGTGGGGCAAGTCGTAGGCGGCTTGGGTGATCGAGGAGTTAGTTTTTCAGGCTCAATTATGGACTTAGCCTTAGATACTGCTTTTGATGGAACATTACAGAAGCAAGCACAGAAGCGGCAGATCGAAGCAGAAAAACAAAAGGCTTTAGCTTTAGGTTCAGAGGCGGCACTGGCGGCACTTGGTAAAGGACTTGGAGATGCGACGGGTACAGTAGCCGAGTACAAGATAAAACAAGCAGAGGATAAATAACATGGGATATGCTTTTTTTGGTGGAGCGGCAGAAGGCTTAAGCGATAGTATAGATAGAATCGGTGCGATGGTTGATAGGCGTGTCGAGATGGAGCAGGGCATTGAAGCTGTTAAATTATCTAATGAATTGAATGTAGCCTATGAACAATCATGGGCAAAAGCTCAAGAAGAAGATCCTTTGGATGGTAATTTTGTTCAAAGGCAAAGCCAAAGTTTTGATACTCTTAAAAGTCAATATTTAAACAACATTAAGAATAAAAACGTAAGGTTAAAATTTGAAGCTCTTGCAACAAAAGACAAGGGCAACTATATGAGCAAGTCAGCTCTATGGGAGACGGAAGCCAAGCGAGTAAGAATTAAACAGGATGCGATGGATATTGAATCTGTAAGCTCTGGCTATGTGTCAAACATAGCAGAGAATACAGGCGATATAGCAGCTACTCTTGCAGAGGTTGATGCTCAAGTGGGTAGAATGACTGCTTCATATTCAGGTTTACCAGTAGAGGAACGAATTAAAGCAGTACAGCAAGTTAAAGATAAATTTGTTTTATCGGGTGTTGATGGCATTACAAGAAAAATACAAAATGATTATGTTACTGGGGATATTGACGAGGAAACAGTCGCTAAAAGATTTGATGAACTTGGAGATACTATTAATAGTCCTGAATTTATTGGCAGCACTGAGCTTAGGCAAAGGCTTATAGATCAGGTTAGTGCTAAGAAGATAACGGCTCTAAACCAGCTTAAGGCTTACAATGACGGAGTAATTGAAAAGAGATTTAAGTCATATCTTGATTTAGCAGCGAAGGGCGAAGCAGTCGAAGACCCTAATCTGTTAAATAGAGCTTTAAAACTTGGCAAGACAGCAGAGCAGAAAGAAGAAATCCAAAGAGAATATAACATTGCTTTAGAAAAAGGCAAAGCGGCTACCTCTGTTTTAAATGGCGATATTGGTTCAGTATCGGACACTGTAACGGATTTAAACAGAAGAGCGGAGACGGCTTCAAGTGCTGGTAATTACGAAGAAGCACAAAAGCTTTTAGAAGCAGCAAGTGCTATTCAGCAAGGCGGCACGGCCATGATTAAAGCCATCAAAGAAGACCCAGCAGGAACAGCAATAGCTAATGATGCAATATTGCAGCAAGCTTACCAAGAGGGAGATAAAGAAAAATTCTTTAGAGGTTTAGTTACTAAGTTTGGGATGATGACCCCAGCTAATAAATTGATGCCTATTCCTGCGGCTGAAAAAGCAAGATTAATTAGCACCTTAGTTAATGGTTCTCCTGATGAAGTTGGCAGAGCCATTAAAGGACTTGAAAGTTGGAATATTAAGACTGATTTGTTAAAAGATGATACTACCCCAATGGATATTATTATCAATGAAATTTCTAAAGATGTTATAAAGCAGACAGAAAAAACAGGCGATAGATCGGCTTTAGCTCTACTTTGGTACGGAGACAATGATCTTAAGCGTGGTACTTTAATGAAGTATCTTAAAACGCCTATCAGTGCAGATAACAGCAGTTTAAAAAAAGAAGAAGTTAATAAGGCGATTGAAAAGGTTATAAAGCCTTATGTTTTAGGTTTTGAAAAGCAAGCTGATTTAGCAGGCGGTGCTGGTAACTGGATTGTAGCAAATAAGGATATAGTGCGAGGATTAGCGTATCAAATAGCCGAGCTTAACCCAAGCATGAAAGGGAAAGCAAGCGAAGCAGTAGCCGAAGCTATGCGATTAACGATACAGGATAAATACGTTACACAAAACAAAGGCTCCAATTCAGTTACGATACAGAAAGAATATGCAAGCGAAGGCTATTTATCTTTTTTAGGGGATAAAAACAAACAAACTTCTTATGCTCTTAGTAATCTTTTTGGTAAAAAGGTTTGGGAGGGGATTCACACGGCTTCTCAAAGAGGTGATGAATTTGGCGGCTTTGGAAAGTTCATTAAAGATGACGTAATGAAGAATTTAAAATTAGAGGCAACAAAAAGAGGGATTAATACAGATAATCTTGATTTAGAAAATATTGGGGTAGCTGATTCTTTTAAGCCAAAAACATTAAGCGATACAGGAATGAGCTTTTTAAAAAATTTAGAAACGGTTAAAGGTAAACCAGAGCTTAAAGCTTACCCAGATACAGACGGGCGTTTTAGTATTGGTTTTGGTACGAAATCTTTTGAGGGAGAGGTTATCACGGCAGAAGAAGCCGAGAGAAGGTTTAGAGAAGATATCAAAGGTAGAACAGCAGCAGTAGATCGCATTCAAGATGAAAGAATATCTAGGACAGGCAAAGGCTTAAGCCAAAAACAATATGATGCATTAGTTAGTTTTATTTATAATCATGGCGAAGGTGGAATGCCTAGTTTGAGATCAGCCGTTATCAGGGGAAATGATGCAGAAGCCGAAAAGCTTTTTAGAACATACGATAAATCCACAAGAGGCGGACAAACTAGGCAAGATGCGGTTTTGATTGCAAGGAGAAGTAAAGAGTCTTACTTATACGCAGAGGGAGCTAAAGAATTAGATGCGGTGGTTAAGCTAACTCCTGAACAAGAAAAGCTAGTAAACCTAAGAGAAGAAGTTACAAGCCGTGTAATTGAAACGGCTATTCGTGATAAGGGAACTTTTAGACCAGTAGGGAACACTGGCAGGGCTAGGCTTTACGTCAATTATATGATACCTGGACTAAGCGTAACTAAAGCTTATCCTTTACCTATCGGGCGTGAAAGTGGGAATTTTAAATATTTTGAAGTTGATGCGAAGACAGCAGGGTCTTATACTCCGCCGCCTAAGATAGACAAAACAACAGTTAAAGTATTGGAGATGTTTCAAGGGTGGTAGATATTAATTTAGCTACATTCCAAGATACCCCAGTCCAAGAAGATTTTAGCCTTCTTTCGATTGGGGGAGGGGTTGAAACAGAACAAAGAATACAGCAGGGTTTTGAAACAAACACGGGTATCGCTTGGGGTTTACAAACAGCAGAAGAGGCAGCTTTAAGGGGTTTACAAGCTTTAGGCAGAGATGACAAAATGCTTACCGCAGATGAAGCAAATAAGATTTATGGCGTAGAAGGGAAGTTATCTTTTAATGAAGCAATGCCCGAATCAGTGGCTAAATTAAGATATAACAAGCACGTTAATTACGAAGCAAGATCAGAGATTTTAAGCCAAGCAGAACAGGATAATAAGGGCTTAGAATACTTTTTACAGGGATTAGCTGGTAATCTTCCAGCGATAGCCGAGGCAGGCTTTGGTTTTGCTGCGGTTAGTGGGGCGGCTCCATTCTTAATAAAAGCGGCACAGCTTGCTAAATATGGTGCAGCAGGGGAGGCGATAGAGGCGGCTTTAATTAGTCCTTTTGCTTTTGGTTCAGGTGCAACGACTGGAATCGTTAGGGGTGCAGTTGGTGAAGGTGCTTATGAAACCCTTTTACAGGTAGGGATTAAAGCTCAAGCAGATAGAAACGGCTATGATTATGACATTCTATGGGGTTTAGCGAGTATTGCTTTAGGTAGTGCAGGCGGTGGATTAGGTGGTTTTTTTCTTGGGAAGCAAGCCGATGATATAGCAAGCACTGTTAAAAACTTTGAAACGGCTTTAGACGATTTAGTCGAGTCGGGAGTTATAACAAGAGACGGGCAAGCTTCTATTATGTCTAAGATGATGTCTGATATTAATTCAGGCGTAATCACTGACCCGAAAACAGTTAATGCAGCGTTGAGGGTTGATTATGGAACAGCTCTAAGAAGCAAGATGGATAATCTTTTTGAAAGTGGTTATCTAGACGGGATTATTTCAAAGGCTGAATTAGATAAGCTTGATGATGTTAAATTGCAAAAAGTCGCAAACACTTTAAAGTTTAAAGCTTACTTGAAACAACAAGCAGGCGTAGAGTCTCAGGCATTTGTTCAATATCTTGATGATATAGAAACTAAAATATCAAATCTTGAAACGCAAAAAGCCTTAAACGCAGACAACCCTAGAGTTGTAGAGATTATCCAAAAGAAAATAGACGAAGCTTTAGACGAAAAAAACGCAATTAATGCAACTAGAAATCAAGAATTTAACAGGATTATTCAAGCAGTATTAAGAGAAACAGCGGAGGAAGGCTTTACTAAAGCGGTTAGGACTGGTGAAGATTTTATTCCTGTTACGGCAAGGGAAGTTAGTGATTTAACTTTTGATGAGTTTTTAAAAGAGTACAAACTTGCAGCAAACAATGTTAGAACAAAAAAAATAAAAACTCTTTCTAATTTTTTAAAAATGCACAGGAAGACACAAGTCAATATAGCAAAGCTTTTTAGGCTAATTGACCCAGTGGAAAACAATTTCAACTTTCAGGATTTGCTTAAATTAACAGATGATGAGCTAAAAGCAGCTTACACTAAACAGTTACACGGAAGGCAAATCTTAAATTCATCATCATTAGAAGAAGCACAAGGAATTTTAAAAGGCACTTTCAAGCAGGCAGACGAGACCTTTAATGAAGCAGTAGCACAGCTAGGCAAAGAAACAGAAGAGATGCAGAAGGTTGTAAGCAGTTTAGAGAATAAAGATTTAGACGGCATTTTGAAAGATATGAACATCCCAGAGGAAGAGCTGGCAGCGTTTAAAGCTGAAATAGAAAGCAGTGCCGAATACCAAGATATTCTCAAGACTGATTCTAAATATCAAGGTATGGCAGAAGCGGCACGTTGTGTCTTGGGAGGATTATAAATGTCAAAGTTTGATAAATGTATCGAAGGTATAAGAAAATCCTCTGACGGGCAGCTTAATGAGTTTGAAGCTAGAGCTTTATTAGAGGCGATGGTTAAAGAACTTGATGCGGTCGGAGCAGATCGTTTAGCTGAAATAGAGATGGGCGTTTTAAAGAAGACCGCTCAATCTAAGTTAGTAAAGCAGATTGGTTACATTCGTAATAGTTTTGCTGAAAAGAAAGCGGTATCTTTTTTACTAGCAGAAGGTAAATCCGAGGCAGCTTTTAAGATGGGTTATCAAAACCTTATCAGGAACACCGAAGCTAGAACGATGTCTTATAAAAATCAATTTGAGCAAATCATTGCGGGGCATTACCAAAAGATATTTGGAAAAGATAGCGGCTTGCATGAATTTTTTACACCTGGAAAAAAGCACGATACCAAAAAGCTAGCTCAATTTGTAGCTGAATTATCAGATGGTGGAAAGAGAGCCGTAAACAGTCTATCAGAGGAAGATCAAGCACTTTACAAAATGGCTAAAGTCATTAAAGCAACTCAGGACGAGATCAGAGTAAGGCAAGAATACGCAGGGATCCCCGTTAAATATTTAGCAGGGAGGATAGGCTATCAAACTTGGGATGCCATCAAAATGGCAGGGAATAAAGATACCTTTATCGCAAAGGCTTTAAGTAACTTTGATTGGCAGCGAATGAGCATGGGGAACTTATCTACAGAAGCAAAAACGAAATGGCTAGATGATTTCTTTGATCAAGTGCAAAATGGTACTACAGAAGAAGCTAGTGATTTGGCGGTCTTTCAAATTAAGAATTTAAAGACTAAACAGGCAAACCGAAGCGGGGCGGGTGATTATCAAGACCTTTTAACACAGTCAAGACAGATTCACGTTAAAGCTGAATATTGGGATGAAATGCAGCAGGAGTTTGGAGGCGGTGATATTCTTACTGGCTTACAAGAAGCGATGGCAAGGACAGCTAAAAACCTAGCTTTGATTGATAATTTTGGTACAAATCCAAAAGCAGGGATAGAAAATATTATGGATGCTTATAAAGCCCAAAATCCTGAAATTAAGGTTCTTGGTGATTTCTTGGATACTAGTACTGAGCGTAAACAGTTTGGCGAATTAATTGGAGAATACGATAAGCCTAATGATTTTATGCTTGCAAGAGTAGCAGCGACAGGAAGAAAGTTATCTGCGACAGTGGCTTTAGGTGGCAGTGCGATTGCTCAAATTGCGGACGTTCCAGTAAAGGCAATGCGTAAGGCAGTTATAGCAGGAGGAAGCCCAGTAAGTCAACTAAAAGCCTTTACAGGTGAACTTGTTGATAGTTTTAAGCTCGTTAAGGCTCAATATGGAGATGAGATCGCAAGGCAAATTTTTGAGACAGCTCAAGAACAATTAGAAGATACTATCTTTGATTTGTCTAGGCAGTATAGATTTGCAGATATTGGAACGTCCGCAGCAGAAGTAGGCGGAAAATATAATCACGGGATAGCCAATAAAACTTTAAATGCAGTCGATAAGTTTAGCGACATAATGTATAAATTCAATTTCATGGAGCAAATGACTTTAGCCTCTAAGAAAGGTGCTTATGTCAGCATTGGGCGTGATTTCGGGATGATGTCAGCTAGGACTTATAATCAATTACCCGATGTTCAAAAGCAAATGCTAACCGATTTGAAGATTAGACCCGATGAGTGGGATTTTATCAGAACTAAAGCGGCTAAAGCAGAAAATGGCAGAACTTACGTTACTCCTGATGCTTTAGATAATTTGACTGATGATGAAATTAAGGTTTTTCTTTCTAAGCGTGGTGTTAAAGACCCAAGTAAATCAGGCATGGATTTAGCAAAGAGAGAATTAAAAACTAACTGGCAGGCAGCTTTTGGACAGGAAGCGGATAATAGAGTAATAACACCAGGTGCAACAGTTAGAGCTAAGACAACTCATGTATTCGGTGCAAACCAAAGAGGCACGGTATCAGGTGAAATCGCTAGAGGTTTTGCACAGCTTAAATCTTTTCCAGTCGCTTTAGTTCAGCAGGTTATAGGACCAGCTTTAGCAAGAAAGCAGCATTTTGCTTTAGGTACTTTTGCGGCGACTTCTATCGCTTTATGGACTGGATTGAGGGTAGTTCAGGATTTGTTATCTAACAAAACGCCTCGTGATTTATGGATAGATGGAGATGAGGATACTGGAACTGTTTTAAAGAACTGGTCGGGTATTCTTGGGGCAGCAGTGGGTGTACCTTTCACGCAAGAGATAGTACAGGCAGTCGCAACAGCGGCAACGGAAGGAACAGGGGCGGCAGGCATGGAGGCAGGACGTACCCTTTTAGGTATAGCTGGACCACTTAATGCTAATTTAATTAAGACTGGATTAAGTGCAGGTACTATAGTCGGTGGCACTCTTGGGCTTGGGAATCTTGAAGGGGAAGATGCAGGTAAAGCAGCGATGGATATTGTAACTAATGCCCCAATTATTGGACCTGCTTTATATGGTCATTTTTTAGCAAGAACTTTGAAAGCAACAGTTTATGATTCATTCTTTGAATTATGGGATGAGAATTATTCAGATCGTATGGAGAAGGCAGCAGAAAAGCAAGGCAGTGAAATAATATTTGAATAACTCTATAGTCTACTATAGACTTTAGGGTTATAATTTAAGCATGACCGTCGCAAGTGTTGCTACGACTCAAAGATTCAATGGTAACGGCTCACAGACGAGCTTTAATTTTGCCTATCCTTATTTTGCAAATACTGATTTTAAAGTTTATATCGGTGATACGCTTCAAACTTTAACAACTCATTATTCTGTAAATCCTACTGGTTCACTATCAGAAGGTAAATATCCAGGTGCAAACATTGTTTTTGTTACGGCTCCTGTAGCTGGTTCTTTAAACGTAAGAATATCAAGAAGGGTAACAGCAGTTCAGAATACAGATATTTCTAATGTAACGCAGCTTAATACTACTGATGTAGAAACTACTTTAGATAAAGTTGTTATTATCGCTCAAGATTCAGTGGATAGTGCTAATCAAGTGGTAGACAGTGCTATTAGTGCAGCGGTAACAGCAGCAGAAGCGGCTATTGCTGGCGATGTAAGTGCAGCGGCAGCAAGTGCGGCGAGTGCTAGCAGTTCAGCAAGTACCGCAACAACTCAAGCGGGGATAGCGACTACTCAAGCAAGCAATGCTAGCAGTTCAGCTAGTTCTGCTAGTACCTCAGCTACTTTAGCGGGTAATTACGCTAGCTATGCAGAAGACAATTTAGTACCAGGTGGCTCTGGTTATTCGGCTCTTCATTGGAGAAACAAGGCAGAAGATCAGTATTTATTAGCAGCAGGTTTGATTGAAGCGGTAGATGATTTGACGGCAGGCGTTTATTTAGCGTGGGAAAGTAGAACATCTAATTTTACTGCGGTATATGGCGGTAGATATTTTGCAGATACTACCAGTAATGGTATAACTGTTACTTTACCAAGTAGTCCAAGTGTTTTAACAGAGGTGGAAATATTCACTAATGCTACTGATGATAACCCATTAACAATTTCTAATAGCCCAGTAGCTGTATCTGGTTATGAAACTAACCCTTTAATTATTACTAGAGTAGGGTTCTTAAAACTTAAGTATGACCCTACTTTAACCAAGTGGGTATGGCTCAATTACAATGAAGCTCCTAAAAAATTTAGACAAGTAGCGGGTAATTTAACATCTGGCTCTGGTAGTGAAGTTAGACCTGGTGATTATATTTATGTTGATAGCACTAGCGGTGCTAGAAGTATAGATGCTCCCTATGGTGCTAACTGGCCTGAAATAGGTGATGAATTTACCGTAGTAGATCATAAGGGTACATTTGCTACAAATAATTGCACAATAGTTTTCAATCCTAAAAAATTAGAAGGTGTGGCACAGAATTTAGTGATTAGTCAAAATGGTTTATCTTTTACTTTTAGGTATATTGACGATACAACAGGATGGACTTGGGTAAGGTGATTTTATGAGTATTAATGCAACAGAATTATATCCGTGGATTGGTGGCAGTGATGTAAAAATGGGCCCTATGAATTTTGACGGGTTTTTAAATCCAGCTTTTACAGGAAGCACGGATAATATTATAAACGTTTTTGACCGCACCCCCGATATTGACAGTGGTATTAGCTGCCCTTATGTAAGTACATCAGTAGACTTAGCAGCCAATGTTTCAGCTATTACTGCAATGAAAATAAAGAATAATGGTACCAGATTATATGTACTAAGAGGTTCTACATCTACTATATTTCAATATAATTTATCTGTAGCTTACGATGTGAGTTTTGCTAGTTTTATAGGGTCGTTTGCTGTCAACGGTGTGGTGGGTACTGCTTATGACTTCGATATCTCAGAGGATGGTACTAAGTTAATAGTCTTGGGTAATACCTCGGCTAACACTTTATACGAGTACACTCTTAGTACGCCTTGGTTAATATCTAGTTCTGTTTACCAGTCTAGAAGCCACTCTATAAATAGCCAAGATACGCAGATGAGACATATAAAAATTTCCAAAAATGGTTTGCGTTTACTAGCTTTTGGTGATGCTAACGATTCCATTTTCCAGTACACATTAGGCTCTTTATATAATCTAACGTCTGTAACTTACAACACTAATATAAACCTAAGTTCGTTAATAACTAGCCCAGGATTTTCTAATATTCGAGGGTTTACCGCTACGAATAACAATACACGGTTACTGGTAGCTTACACGCAAACTGGTGGCGGGCAAGAATTAATAAGAGAGTTAAATTTATCTGATGACTTACTCCTGAGCGGTGCTTCTCAGGGTAGACTTACTAGAGTTAACCTGCCTACAGGAGGTGCGATTGCAGGAATAGAAGCTTCCGACACTTATGATACTAATAAAAACCTTATACTTTACGGGGATGCATCAGCACCAACCATAGCTAGAACATTATTAAATCTTAAACCAAAAGGTTTTTGGATAGGTAATTTTTTAATGGGTATAAGGTTTAACGGTTCTGTATCTGGTGAGACTAGATTAAAGAACATAAATATTAGCACTGGACCAAATTTAACAGCTTACAATGGTATCAATAATATAGATTTCATGGCGTTTGAGCCTACACAAAACATAAGAAATTTGATTCAAGTACCACTGGATTTCGTTACAGATGTTAGGACTAAAATAGATGCTATTATTTTCCCAGCATCCTCACAGACTAACGTATTCAATCTATCTTTAGGGTTCAGACCAATACTATAAATTATAAAATTAAAAACAGGAGACAAATAAATGGAAACATACAAAAAACAAGAAATAGTAAAAATTAACGGAGTAGATTTAGATTTAGAAACTCTAATCTTTACTGAATTTGACCAAGGGGATACTTTATCTAAAGTCTTTCAAGGACTTAAAAAAGATAAAAAGAAAGGTTTAACGACTTTTACTTATAAGGATAATACTTTTTTTGCTACTTATGTTAAAACTAATGGCGTTATTGACGGAGAGACTAACGAGAAAGAATTAGTTGAGGTCGGAGCGGCTTTATTTTCAGAAAAAGTTAAGAAAGCTTTTGCGGTAGAAGACAAGAAAGAAGACAAGAAAGAAGACAAAAAAGAAGATAAAAAGGTAGGGGTAGGTAATGAGACAACCTAAGAACACAGAAGGCACACCAATTCAAGGCTTTTGCACTAAAGGGCAAGGGCAAGTATTGCCAATGACGGGGTCAAATGTAAGATCAACGGAAATCCCTGCTAGAGTTTTAGCGGTTTTATTAATTGCGGATGGCGGTGATATTGTTGTTGATATTGGAAATAGTGGGATAACTGCGGTAGCTACTGACCCGCTTAAGTTATTTAGTGGGTCTATGACTCCTTTAGTGTTACCACTTACCAGCCGCTTTATTGCTGGAATTGGGGCAGCAGGAAGCTTAAGAATAGTTTATTCAACAGACGAATAGTAGATGCTCGATTTAAGACTTAACTTAGGGATTCGTAATGCGGCTAGGCGTGGCGTTTTAGATTCCTTAAGCGTTTCTGGTGCAGCTGCGTATTCTTTAAGAAAATTACGAACTGCTTATACTGGTAATGCTATTAGAGTAAGGCGTTCAAGTGATAGTGCTGAAACAAATATTGGTTTTACTAGCAGTGGCGATTTGGATACCACTGCCCTGTTAGCTCATGTCGGAGCTGGTAACGGCTTTGTCACCACTTGGTATGACCAATCAGGCAATGGTCGCAATGCTACGCAGACGACGGCAGGATCGCAGCCGAGCATTGTCGTTAATGGGGCAATCATCACACAGAACGGTCGTCCTGCAATCAGTTACGATGGTGTAAACGATAATTTGCAAGCAACAATCCCTTCTCTTGCTAATCAAAATAATATCAGTTTTTTTGGTGTTACCCAAATTCTCACTAGAAAGTATACCGTTTTTTTAGGTTCTGGTGGCGTTGCGGGAACAACAGGTGTACGTTGGGGTCTTTTCGGGCAAGGAAATTTTACGAATGACGGAATTGGATGGGCGGGAACAGGATCAAATGTGACTTTAGGAAACGGATCATTAGTACCGATTAACACACCTTATCAAGCCGTATACACGAAAACCCCAACACAGTGGCGAATCTCATTAAACGGAAGCACTATTTCTACTGTAAATGATACTTCTTTCCCAACAAGCACTTACTCTCTCACCATTGGAGCAGAAAGTGAAAACGCCTATATAGCAAATGCACTGGCATCGGAAATTATACTTATTGGTGGCGTCATCTCCACCACAGACCGCGAAACCCTTGAGCGTAATCAGGGCGGTTACTATGGAATTACAGTAGCTTAAAAACAAGGAGATAAAAATTATGAAATATTATAGAACACAACAGCAAATAGCACAAGAAATAGCACAAGAATTAGCACAAGGGGTATCGGCTATTAAAGCTCAGCAAATGGGATGCACTGGCGTAACTGCTTTTTGGTGGAGTGTAGTAAAGAGACCGATTTTAAATGAAGCAGCTTTAGCAATCCCTGATGAGGAAACGGAACTTGCAGAAGGTGAAACAGTTAAAACCCTTTATCAAAATGGTGATTTTATTATCACCACGGATGACTTGGTGAGCCATGATGTTCTTGAAGGCGAAGGGTGGTTTCCTGATGTTAGTTTATAATTAAGTAAAGCATGAGTGACGTCGAGATTGCCTTTAAGACCTATGAGATCACCAGTATAATTGCTGCGATTATTGGTAGTGTTTTTACTGGCTTAATGGTTTTTAATGCCTTAGTCAATAATCCACGATTTAAGACGTTAGAGGACAAGGTAATTGCTTTTGAAGTAAAACACAACCGCTATGATGAAGACATTAGAAGTTTAAGAGAATCTATGATTAAGGTAGATGTTACGCTTAATGCGATAGAAAAAGGTGTTTCAGATTTAAAAGAAGAATTTAAAAAGTTTGTAGATAGAGAAGAAAGAAAAAGACAAAGAGAAGAGGATAAGCATTCTTGATTAGATATCGAAGGTTTGCTATACTTTTAAGCATATGCTCACTTTATTTCTTAAGATAATAAAGAGGTGGTATGTAGAAATGAGTACTAAATACGACCACAATTTTATTAAGGAACAAATAAATCAACATCTAAGGTGTTAATCTACCAGACTCAGCACCAGTGGTAATAAAAGACCCTCTAATTAAAAACTAGAGGGTTTTTTATTTGCAATAAATATGTAAAGCCTTTTATAGTATTTGTATGAAAGTTGCAAACATGGAAACGAAAAGAAAAAAAGATTATACGCAAGAGTTATATTTTGACGTTATTGAAGAAATTAAAAAGCAGTATGGAGATGGTATTTTTAGAGAGAAACCTAATCTATTTGCTCAAGTAGCTGAGCTAATTAATGAAGATAAGCCAACACAAGAAGCTAAAATCGAAAAAAGAAGACAAACTAAGATAGAGAATCTCCAAAAAAATAAGCCTTTGCCTGTTTGGACTGGCAGAAGAACGACCATTTTAAAGCCCGAAAGCCAAGCGGTGAAAGACTGTATTTTAAAACTGGGTGCTAATGGTGAATGGTTCACAAGATCAGATGCGAAGGAAGCGATTAAATCTGTTCTTACTAATTTGGAAGGAATAGACAGTACAATTCACTCTCAATTACACGTCTTGCAGAAGCATGGCATTATTAAGAGAGTTGGAGAAGGTAGAAGCAAGATAGGCACAACGGGTAAGAAGAAGATTAACTATTATGCTTTAATATAGCCTTGTGTTATAATACTTTTGGACGGGGTTGGAACATTAAATGTCTTGAGTACACGTGATCAGGAAGTAGGTTCGAATCCTACCTCCGTCCCTTTAAAAATTTTATGTTAAAATACTTTTAGCTATTGAGTTTTAACTGCGGAGCGGGGAAAGTTTAATAGCTTTAAGGGCAGGTGTCCGAGTGGTTAATGGAGATAGACTGTAAATCTATTGGCTTTTTGTCTACGCTGGTTCAAATCCAGCTCTGCCCACCATTTTTACAAAAAAAAGCACTAGGGGAAAAATTGAAAAACCTAGTGCTTTTGTGTTTTGGAAGGAAAGAAAAAAACCGTTTAAGAGGTTTCATAAATAATATAGCACACAAATAAAAGCCCTGCAAAGCTGGGGGCAAGCAGGGCTGATTAAGTTGTACTCTTTTCTTTTACCCGATGGGGTTTAAGGTTTGGTTAATAACTCCAAGTGGCATAATCTGGTCTTAAATCTAAGTGAATAAATTTTGCTTTAGGGTTTATAGCTCTACCGCCTTTTTTAAAAGTAGCATTAATAAAAGCATAGACTTCTGCAAGTGGAACGCCTACCACGTAAAAATCAACAGCTAAACCTGTAGTATGCTGGCTTCCACCTTTGCGACCTTGTTTAATTTCCCACGCAGTGGGTCTATAGCCACTGGTGATGATTACGGGCTTATTATAATAGTCTCTAACTATTTGGATGGCAGTAGCGGTTCTAGTTAAATTCCTGTCTACTTCTATGCTCCACGCCTGCTCAATGAATGGCAGGATTTCACGCATAGTCACAGTCGGAGTAAAAAGCAATTCATAGAGGCTTATGTTAGGTGTTATTTGGCGGTTTAAAATCGTCATGCTTATATTTTACCCCTTATTTGATTTAACAGGGTGTCGGTAATACCGACGGTCAATAAAACCCTTTAGTTATCAGCGTTTGCTTATTTGATGGTTATTTGATTCAGGTTCAGTCATACCCGTCTTAAACCTGAACTATACCTGACAATTCCAACGACATACCAACGACAAAAGGTAATCAGTGATTAGGTTCTAACCATATTGCCCGTGTGGTTAATATGGTTTTTAAAGACCATGCAGAGCGATGACATTAAGCTAAGAAGTTTTCTAGGTCTCCAAGAAAATCAAACTGTTCTCCTGAAAGACTGTTAATGATCTCATCTTCTTCTTGATCTTGTTTAATGGCACAATCATAGAGATGACTGTAAAGATGGTTTAATTCTTCGGCTAGTTCGTCTATTTCCATTTTGGATTCTTTAATCTATTGTAACTAACAACTGCAAGGTAAGCAGCTTTGCGTCTCCAAAAGGGGAAGCCATCTGCTTTTAAAATAAGTTCAAATAATTTATGAGTAACTTCTTGGCTCTTGATCTGATAGCAGCACAGGACATCGTGGAATAAAGCAGCTCTTAAAGTATTGCCCTCAAACGGTTCACCAACGATAGGTTGTAGCCATTTGGGTATGCTCATTCCATCGGTTAGATAGTCTTTAGGAACTACTGCTTCAACACCATGCAGCTTATGTTTAGGTTTAGTTACCTTAGCGTGATAGTGCCTCTTAACACGCATCATAAGTCTGACTTGCGAGAAATCAGGCTCCAAGTCTTGTTTGAAATCAAATTCGCTAAATTCTAGCATTTTCTCCTAGCAAAAAATGCCATCATTTACATTTTTTACTAGTCTTAGGAGCTGGCATAGATTTTTTAGGTGCTTTTGATTTAATCTTCATAAAGAAATTATAGATCATTTTTCATTTCTTGGAACTTTATTAACATTACAACACCACCGATATTAATTACTAAGCAGAGAAGCGATAAAGTCAATTTAATAGACAATATATCTGTAAGTCCAAGCGTAGCGATTGAATAGCTAATTACAATTATTGATAGTAACTCAAATAATACACCCAATATTCCTAAGAAAGTAATTATCGCTGGTATCATGTTTTGTCCTTTTGTTTTTTTGTTGAGAAATTATATACTATTTTTTTCTAAAGTAATAACTGATGACAGAAAGTAACGCCATCAATGCTGCAGCAATCATACTAAGCCAAGGTTCTTTTGAAAGGGCATAGCAGTAAAGCCATGACAATAAAAACATAGCTATAGTTTGTAATACGAGTTCTTTAGTCATTTCTTACCCTCCACATGGCAAGCAAAAGAAGCGGCTAAAGCACAAATGCAAATAACTAAAAGCCCGAAAGGTACCCAAGGCGACACATTATAGGTCTTTAAAAGCTCAAAAACTAAATATGTACCAATGCCATACACGAGAAAAACAGTCAATGCTTTTATAAAGTTAATTAAAAATCTCATCATATTTTCTTTCTAAAAACATTTTACAATAATTATATTTTTTTTTATTTCTTGTTTTGTAGTCCTTTCCATTCCAGACGTAGTTATCGCTAAGCCAACGAAAAGGTCCTTCAACTTGTCGCAAAATTTGTTGAAGAATAATTACGTCTGCCATTTGAGCTTTTACCCATTCTTCTTTGTTATTTGTTGGTTTGTTTTTAAGATATTTAAAACCAGTAAATAATATTTCAGTGCAACCGTTTGGGTCTAAATTAGGTTCTCTCATTTCTTAAACCCCAAATCCTTTTCAAACTTAACGCTAATTTCAAACTGATAGCCATTAGAATTGTATTTATAAGTCTCATCAATCTTCTTCATGTGGTCGCTAGAGCCTGTAACAATCATAGCTTCTACAAAGCTTTCAAGGTGGCTACTTAGGTAAGCCTTAATCGCATTAAGTTTTAAACTTGGCTCTATGATTTCTCTTAGTTTTTCTTTAAATTTTTCAATTAGCATCAAAAATCCTTTTAGCTAAATCAACTTCTAATCTAGACTCTTCTTCTTTAAGTTCTTCAATTATCACACCAATAAAGGGTGTTTCTGCATAAAACTTGCAAAAGGGTTCTTTGAAAGACACAAAATGATTATCGTCTGAAAAGGCATGACCTTTTAGTGAATCTAATACAAGTTTTATGACGTTATCGACATCTGGCTTTACAGTAGGTCTAATCAGTCCATCAAGCATTAAAGCTTTTTGTTTTTTAGGTGTGGCTTTTGGAATTGGATAACCCAAGATTAAAGTTAGTTTTAAGGGAATCCCCTTTTCAAAACTCATTTGAGATTGCGTTTTCCAAGCTGCTAGAATAACATCTTCTCTTTTTTTTGTTTCAGGATGAGTGTAAAATCCATATCTTCCTTTAAGCGGGTTCTTTTTCCCAGCGGGATTCATGTCTATTTTTAGTTTAATCATTTATTCTCCAGTCTAAAGCGGTGATAATCTTTTCCGTTAATCGTAAGTGAAGCTCCTTCGGGTAATCTTAATTCTACCCATTTGAGACACCTAATGAAATCTGACTCTGAATACATCTCTTTAATTCTGTCTAGTTCCTGCTGTGTTTGAAGGACTAAAGTTCTAATCGGTGGCTTTGGTTTTTTCAATTTCAAATCCTTTAAAACTCTAAGTTTAAAATCCTGTCTTTATCAATGTTTATTATTCTCTTTCCCCTAAAATACCTAATCTTGGAATAAGTAGATGGTTTAGGAAATAAGTTTATAATCCCTGCTCCGCTTGTGGCAGGCGTAACATTTATATAATATCTGCCTTTCTTTAACCTCTTGATCTCATACTCGGTGTTCTCTTCAAAAGAATAACTAGGTACGATTTGGGCTGAATCCTCGGGGTTATCTACATTTACAAAGTTCAATACCATGCCTTTAAGAACTGGAATAGTACCAGTTACAGTAACCGTGTCGCTTAAATAACGCTCGTTTAGGGTTTCGGATAAAGCCCTGATATCATCATGCAGTAATCCTTGATTCGGTTTAAAGCTGGTCATTAATCCTCTTGGTTGTGCTGACCCTTCGCCTGCTTTAAACGGCTGTATATGATCTATCCCGATAGAATGAAATATCTCGTGAACGAGAATCCACGCTAAACGCTCTGCATTAGAAGCAGTACCAGCGGCACATAAGCCACGATTAAGCCCGCCATCTGATAATCTGTAAGCAGGGTCTAAGAATGAAGCTCCTGTATTATTGTAAATACTGGCATAAGCTACGGCTGTTTCATTCGTTAAAGGGTCATAGGCTAGATCGATATTCTTTCTTTCTTTTAAAACGAATGGGTACGGCTCTAGTATCTCAAATACTCTGTTAATCACTTCTTGTGGATACTCAGTGTCAATCACTAATTGCACTGGCTTCGTACCTGCCCAGTAAGCTTTTTTCCCTTCCGACCAGTGATGGACTGCTCCACTGCTAGGTAACACAATTAAAGCAAACAGTATAGCTGCTAATGCAAAATACAAAACGAAAACTATTAAGACTATTTTTTTGAAGTTATTTTTTTGCATTTACCAAAGCTCCGCAGGCTCAATTGCTTCTGTTTCAGGTTTTGTTTTCCCTCTCAATATGTCCCTAACATTTACATCTTTGACAAGATAATGGGGATCATTGCGATCATAGCCAACTATTCCTTTTTTAATCAGCTCAGAAGATAAAGCACGTTCCTGACAGTGAACAGCTTTGTGAGTGTCATCGTCTAACATATCTATATTGTGAGCGTTGCCATTCATTCGATCTAAGTCGATATGGTGGCGTTGCAATGTCTTCCTCTCTTTTTCCGACATGTTTATCAGTTTAGGATTAGCTTTTACCAGTTGCCTTTCCTCGGGGTACTGCCTAGAACGGCTACCACTCCAATCGGGAATATACTCGGGATATGTTATTTTTTTCATAAATTTAATTCTTTTAGTTGTTCAAACATTTCCATCTGCCTGATTAATTCTTTCAAATCTTCTATGTGTTTATTCATCACATCTAAAGCTTCTTTTGCGTTAAAAGCTTTTTTTATTTTTGACTGAAAATAGATTTTAGATTCTGGCTGCATTAACTCTGAACTCGATAAGCATATTTGCTGATTCTCTTCTACGCAAAGAATAGCTACCTCTTCTGGGTACTCTGCTAAATTGGCTCCAGTCGCTATTAGGATTCGCTTATTCTCGGAATCCCATAATCTATAAGTATATTCAGGATTAACTTTAATTAAGTCCATTGCCATTTCGTTTATTTCTTCTTTTTTCATAATTTAAAACACCTATTTAACCTTTCGATGACCGCCTCTTTTTCCGCTTGCTCAAAAGCTTCTAAATCAAACTGGCATATAGTGATTGAATTTAAAAAGTTAAGATAGCTCTTAATATTTCCAAGTCCTATTACGGTACTGGTGTCTCCATCCGCTATAGCTTTTAAACTCATTTCATTTACGAGTTTTAAAGAATCTTCTAAGTGTGATCTGTTAATGTGAATCATTTATTCACCTCACTTGAGCTAATCCAATTCTCAGGATTCTTTGATAATTCTAAATGCCCATTGTTTGTTTGAATTAACTTGTGAGGGAAAAAAGCATAAAGGAACAATCGAATAGGGGTTTCATCTTCGTTCTGGATAAATCTTAGTCTTTCTCTTGAATATTCAAGGGTGCTAATAGCATTTTCTGTCTTTCCCTTTGTCCTTCTTTTTATCTCTTCATTCATTTTAATTCTTAAAATTTCTAGTTTTAATGGCGTTGGCTCCTGCCATATATCTTTAACTAGAGATATTAAGTCGATTCCATTGTCCCAAAAGTTAGTTTCCATTGCCTTTATCTCCATTTATCAAAGCCCTAACCAATCCAGCCCTTCCCTCTGCTTCGATCTTAACGCCTTTTTTTAATGCTTCTCTTTTCAGAAAACGCCATTCCTCATCAGTAGCTGTTAGTCCGTGGCGTACCCTGTCTTGTTTTTCAACTTTTTTATACACAGGCTTAATTTCTCCTGCTTTGTATTTGGCAATCAAAACAGTCAAAAAATTATCAGGAAGCTTATTATTCTTGACTTTGTACTTCTCGACTGAGTTTATTTCTAGATTGACTATTCTAACTTTTTTCATATCTGTTCCCTATCTAATTCTCTCTGAGCCTCGGCTTTAGGGTCTATTTCGTTTTTCTCGACAATGGCTATTTTTTCATCTAGCCAAGAAATCATCTCGGCTAGCTGTTTTTCCGTAGTCGCCCAAATCCCTGAGGAATCTTCCCAGTGGTCAAAATTGAAAAATAAATAGATCCCTTTTGTTGTTAAGTGAATTGCTGCTTGTTCAACTTTTGAGCTTTCGTTAAAATCAATAACTCGATTAAAAAGAGTTTCGATCAGGCATCTCATGTCATTGTTTAGTTTCAATTGCTTTCATCTCCTGCTCTAAAAGCCAATCACCCATGTTTCTTAGCTCTTCCTCTGTGCTTGCCGCCTCGCATCTGTTCCAGCTTATTTGTGGCTCATTGGGTAGAATTGCAAATAAGCGTAAACCGTGTTCGTCTATTTCTAGGTTTACATCAATGGCTCCGCCCTTGTTTATGTAGATAACTCTTTTAACAATAAGATTAACTAAAGCCATCTCTTCATCACTCGGTTTAAATCTTCCCATTAGAACGGCACCTCTTCGGTCTCTACTGCTGTTCCTGCTACCCTAGCTTTAACCAAATTATCCTTAGCTAAATCTAACTGTCCTTGAGTAACAGGAGCTTTCTTAACTGAACTAGGCATAATTCTAGGAGCTTGTTTGTTTAACTTCTCAGTAAACCTTGCATCCTTTTTAGAAATTACATATTTCTCATAGAAGCTAGCTGCATCAGGAAAAAGCTCATCAGACTGTGCTAAATCCTCATCTGAAAAATCAATATCGGGAATGCTTGTTACTGGTGTGCCAAATGACTCTAAAAATTTAGCTGAAATATAATCATTCCCTTCTAGTCTTACCGATAACCTCTCTTTGTCTAACCAGCCTTGAATTGGGAAATATAAACCAAAATCAGTAATTAGATCACCACCTATGCTAACACTTCCTTTTTCTGTTTGATTAACAAACAAAGTAACATCTGGCTTCTCGATCTCGTAAGTAGTGCCATCATCCTTAGTGATAGTTTGCATTTCAGGCTCTTTGCCTTCTAAGAAAAGCTCGATCAACTGTTTACCATTTTTAGTAACTTTTTTTTGTCCTTTAACTGAGGCGATAGCTTTTTCTTTGTAATAGAAATAGCCTTCGTATTCCTCTGCTTCATTTTTTCTTATTCCGATTATTACGTTTTGTGCTTTCATGTATATTTTCTCCTTTTTAGAAATTTACAACTGGTTTTATTTTTGCCGCTGGCTTTGCTTCTGCCGTTGGCTCTTGTGAATCTGGGTCTTTGCCGTCATCTATGGCTAGCAAGCCATTTAAGGCATATTTACGAGCGTAAGAAGAAGCTGCACCTGTTACCTGTGCTTCGTCCATTCCCTTTTTACTCTCTGCTTCTCTAGCATAAGCTGAGGCAGTGATAGTTTCAATTCTGTTATGAGTAGTCGACATGCTACCATCTGACAACATAGCCGTTGCCTTAACGTAAAATCTACCACTGGTTTTAATGTTACTACTTGAATCTTTTTCGTCTGGGATTCTAGTTATCTCACTTGGCGATTCAATAAAAACAATTTCATCGGTCAAAATTAAATTCAATCCTAAATTTAATTCTTCGTTTTTATCCTTAAAAGCTCTTAAAATGCTTTCTGCTGTTCTGTAATTATAATTACCAAACTTGTTTACAGCATCTTTAGGAACTTTTAAAGCTTGCTGGATTTTATGGAGTTTTTCGTAAAGGCTCATTCTTTCCCCCCGAATTGCAAATACATTTTCTCACAAGCTGGTACTGCTTCCACGCCTTCTATATTTTCACCATCTTTTAAGATGGCTT